ATGCGCCCTGATATTACCTTTCCAGAAGCCTTCACACCAAAATGTGTGGGAACATTGGTAACTGCATTCATGGTGGTGATTATTATTTCATTTCCTGCGGCGCCAAAGTATAGATCTTCCGTTAAAGTAAAAAGTTTACCATCTATGCTGTTGAACTGACTCCCCACACGCAGAGTGGGATAATAACTTGAATCCGGGGCGCCAGATGAATCGGCCGGGATCGTAACATAAAATTGTGCGAGGCCGGTTGATGTTGAAGAGTCTGTGTACTTCCACCCTAACTGGCGCGCTATACGAACAACATTGTCGTATTCTACCGCGGTGTCCAAAAATGATTCATTTACTTGATAATCCAAATAAAAAGAAAGTATATCACCGATATAGGAAACTGAATCCAGTACCAGGGCCCCGAAGCTAGCCTCGTTAAAGTCCTTAAAACTATCCGCATAATACCGCTTGGCATAGTTTACCAGTGACGTTTTAATACTATCGAAATCACGACTGGTATAATCTATTGCTTTAATTTTCTTTTTAGAGTTGGATGCCATCCTGTTTCCTCGGTTTTAAAATGCCTCAGCACTTTCCTGTATTTTAATCTCATCTTCTTCTTGTAATGGAAGGATCGTATATGCGACAGCGACACCTAAAACATTGCCGGTTCCAGCACTTTCGTCCCCGGCCGTAAAATTGATGCTATCGATTTGCACAAAAGGCATATACCTCTTAACTTGCTCCTCGATATCGGCCGCTATTTGAGGGTAAGTATTATGGGTCATAGATTCAAAAAAATAGGTTCGGAGGCCCGCGCCAAAGTTCATATCCATTATTCTTTCGCCCGGATTAGTCAGTATTAAATTTTTCAAATTTTGTTTAACCATTTCTCTATAAGTTTTGTTTAAGGTGTATGCCCCTCCCGCATAATCAAACCTTAAAGGAAATTTAGGTGATAAGCCGTTCATATTTCTGTCCTTTTCATTTGTCCAGTTTAATTAGTTATGAAAAACATTTATCCCCCGTCATCTTAACCATTGGCGCTCTCATCTATTCATCAATACATGCAGGATCTGTAGGACCATAGGGTCGAGGAGGCTTCTCCGCTGCTTCAGCGGCTTCGCGTAGACGGCGCGCAGCAGCCCGGGCCTTCGGCGACTTCTCTTCCTCGTCATCGTCGCAAGGAGACACATCGTCTGCATCTTCAGCATCGTCAGCCGAGCGTACCGGTATTAGAGGAGGCAACGCAGGGGCAGGGGGAGGTAGATATCCCGCGCAGTCCGGGTCCGGTGTCGGTTCGGGTAGCCCCCAGTCTGCATTCATCAAATCTAAAAGTATATAGATAATTCCGAATATGAATGGTGGTACAGCGAACATAAAAGGTAATGTTCCTATTAAATTAAGTCCCTTATCGGAGACTTTCGGTCTAAGAGGCCGCGGAAGTTCTGAAAAGGCTTCGTCGATACCCGCCTGCATAAACTCCGGGAGGTCCATATCCAAGGCGGCGGCGCCGATCTCCTGGAGTACTGCTTCCGCTGTCTCGGCCTGTTCTTCAGTGGGAGGAGGCAAGCCTCCGGCGGCGGCGACGCCGAAGCCCGCGGCGGACTGAGCCGCACTCCATATGGGATCTGCCGCAACTATTGCCTGTCCGGTTACATCTCTGATAGCATTCCCCACAATAACATGAGGATCCATAATCTCGGCGAGGCCCTTCAAAATACGTAAGGGCGTTTCTATCAACATCTTTAAGACAAAAGAAGCGCCCATTTGTGCAAACACCCCGCCAGCTGCGCCGGCGATACCTAATGCCTCTTGGCGCGCGCGGTCACTATCCGACACGGCTTCGGGATCTATATGGGTATAATCGTCACCGGCGAGTGCGGCGCGGATAATAGTACGTATTGCTTGCTTGGTATCATCGAAAAGATGATTAAAATCACTTGATTGATCTTCGGTCTTCATTTGTCCATAGAGAAATATAAATCCTACAATCTTTTCGGCATCAAATATGTGATTAAATAAGAATTTATATTTCTCTTGGCTCGCGATGTCTGCGATCAGGCCGGCATCCTTCGAATCAAAGATTTCTTTGATTCTATCTGGGCCGGCGAGAGATGCCGCTACCAAGAAATCCATGGTGGGTATACCCGTAGTCGCTTCGATCCCCGTGTTAACGTGCAGTACGTAGCCCGCCGGGGACGGCCACATGAACTGGCCGGCTTCTACCTGGGGCAAGTCTACCGCCGGATTCCACGTGAGGTAGTCCGAGCGAGTGGACAGGAAGTGCTGTCTTTGTGTATCAAGCCCAACTCCATTATAAAATTTTTGAAGGGCAACCATGGTGTCATCACCGGCCTGCATATAGGGAGTGTTGTAGATTATTCGAGTTCCGGCCCTTATATTACTTATAACCTCGCTGAATGCCTCTGTAATCTTATTTCTGGCTGTTCCGCGAGGAGGCAGGGGAAGACCTAAGAAGTCATATATATGAGAAATATCCAGTCGGGCCGGCTCTATTCCGATGCCAGCCAGCGCCGGTAAGGATATTGGAGCGTGTGTGGTACCAGGACAGCCTCGCCCTGCTGGGACAGTGCCGCCCATACTTATTATTTGGTCGATCTCCGTTTGATTCTTGCAGGGGAGAGCCGTTTCAGTCAGCGGCGGTTTGCCTGGCGAGTCCTCGTCCTCGGGATCTAATCCCATAAATTCCGCCAGTGACTCATCCCGATGGTCTGCATACCATGTAGACGAGTAGCCCGGGCCTCCGAGTGATATGCCCACGTCTTGGCCGTGAAGATCAGCGCCAGGGGCCATGGTGGTTTCATCTGTTTTAGGCCCGCTAACTTTGCCGGACTTGAGGGCCCAGTGGATATCTGTTCGGAACGCGGGCCAGCTGTCATGACCGCCTACGTACGATGTGCCCCATATGCTTGCGTTTTGTGCGCCGAGTATTCCCAAATGTTTGAGGCCCGGGGTGTTCTGGTGCGAAGAGACAAATGTATCCATTATCTCTTTTTCTTCGCTGGTGGCATCACCGGTCCACCACCTTATTAACATACCCTCATCGAAACCGTTCTGGGCGCCATAGTGATCGATAAGCTTTCGGTAAGAAATTCCAAACCACATAGAAATATTGTGCTCACTGGGGAATAAATCTTTCTTTTTTATTCTATAGGAATAAAAGCCATTTTGAGCAGCGCCGCCGCCAGGGTGGAGCAAGTTAGATTCTGGGCTTAAAGTGTTCATAGCGGGCGCAGCAGAGATCCTCGTATCGATGAAGCGCCGCGGCACCTGAAGTCTAATCCTGTTATTTAAATCGGTATAGACAGTCTGATCACCAACTGCGTAGAGTTGGTCTCCCAAGTTGTAGTAACCGGCGTTCGATTGGGCGATGGCTTCCCAGTGGTTCCGGCTCGGGGCCGGGTTGTCGATGGCCTCGATATCGTACGACGCGCCAATGCCATCGGGATGACTGAGAAACGGTGCGCCAGGAGCCCTATAGCTACCGGCGCCCTGATATGTCCGTTTCTTGCGTGCGTTCGGCATCGTGCTGATCTCTGCGTCAGCGAGTTGTCCGGGCCCGTCGCTCCCATATGTTATCCGGTTGACGACGGCAGTATAAGCGAGTCGAGGGAGGGTAGCGTCCCCGCTGCCGGCACCACCACCGCCCAGCCAGTTGGGCTCACCATATTCCTGAATACGGTTCCAAAATCGTATGGAATCATAGTTTCTACGGCGCATCGGGCCTTTTACGGAGACTTGGACGCTTGGGCCGGCTTTGGCCTCTGTATTCCAATATATTGCGGGAGTATTATTATCAGGATCCGCGGGAACGATCGGGTCGCCGGATGTGTCAGAGAGCGCTTCTGCGCTTAGATGCACGTGCAAATAATATGTAACATCTATCTCACCAAACAACTCCGTGTCTCGCTGATACACGGTCACACGAGACAGTGCTGCAGCAACACGAGAGGTGTCTAGACGTCTATAGTCTTCAACAAACCGGGTGAACTCTCTTTGGGAAACCACCATGGTACTTGGGCCCCCGGCTGCATAATCATATGTATTCGGAGCCGGCAGAAAGTGATTCCAGCGAAAAAGAGGATTTAGAGTGTCAAAAATTTCTCGGCTTACTTCTCCTCCGCTGGCTTTTTCTGCCAAACTGTCATAGTTCACATCAAAAGAAATAAATCTCTCTCGCGTAAACAAGCCCTTGCTTCTTCCATATTCTACCTCGTCGATCGACAGTGTGGATGCGGCGCCGGTGCGACTTAAATCTAGACCATAGTTATAGGCCATCAAGGCGTCATCTCCGAGGATGAGTGTATAAGCTTGTAAATCGCCAAACACTTCTGGGTCTGTACTATCGACCACGCGGGAATTCATTGTACCGTTGGCCTTTTCCAGCTCACTGAGGCCTGCCCGGGTCAATGGTTTATTATTTACTTCAACAGTTGGTAGCCCGTTTGATATAAAAGATGCATTAAAGTTTGGTTCATCGGCGCCAAAAAGATCCTTAAAGACCGGGATAGTGTTGGCCATTCGTTTCTTGACCAAATATTCAAAAGCATATTTGCCATACGCATCGGGGTCGCCGAGGACCGCGGCATCGATTGTTATTGTCTCGCCGGCGTCTCCCCCGGGTTTCGGCAGCCTATTAGAAAACTCTTGGCGCGAGCGCGCCTTATCAACATACATTACGGCCGCTTCCTGTAGCGCTTCGCGCAAAAATGCGGGCCCGGTTTTACCCCCTTCCTCAATGCTTTCATATATTCCGTCTATGATTTCTTTTGTTACTACGGTGTTATCGATCATAGCCGCGGCGCCATAAGCATCAATCAAGAAAATGTTTTTAAGCAGCTGCTCTAATAAAAGAATTTGTATATAAGCGTTAGTAGCACCAAAAATAAGAGAATCCTCAACTGGGCCCACCTTACAGGTTCTATCCGAACATGAGTTCTCAGCAAACTCGCTCAGGCCTTCGTTGATAATCGCATCGAGATCAAATAAATCACCCCCATAGAGGCGGCCATCGCCACACGGGGCAGGTACAAGAGCCAGCTTCTTAAACCCTTCAACGGTAAAAAGATTTGAGTTTCTAACATTGTAGGCGACTGAATTTATCAATGACATATAAGCATTAAAATATAGATCTGTTTTGGCAGCCTCTTTTAGGGGTCCCGAGTTTTCATTAAGAGGGGCGGTGTTTGCCTGTGTAGCGGACGCGGCATCGATTTGTTCTTGGGTTATCACCGGCGGGGCATCGGTCAATCCAAACAAAGAGCCGGCCAATGTTAGCGCGTCGATCAGCGCGGCTGGGGCGGAGCCGGCGCTTCGGCCTGCGCTGGCCGGCCACGACCAAACACCTGTATATTCTACACCCTCGACTTCCGTCTGGAGATCTGGGTCATAGGTCCACCCTAACGACCAACGAGCCATGCAAAGGTCCCGCCCAGTGTCACCACAAGGTCGTGGCTCGCGTTGCATGAATGTTCCGAAAACAGTATCGAAAAATTCACCGGCTATTTCCTCACGAACCGTAGCGTGCCCGGCGTATGAGGCTCTGTAAGAACCTATCGCGGTATTAGACCCCTGGGGCGCCAGACCCAATTGGGTGTCGCCGTTCGGGCCGGATCCAATAGAGAACCACGCCGTACGGCGCGCATCGCCGGCGTAAGTTTGCTGGGGCGCGAAATAAAAATACATATTAGAATATGTGGGGTCGTTCTCATACGGATAGCTTATCCTACTATCAATCTGTGCTAGGTCCTCTCGGTACTCGCGTGCTATCTCATATACAACCCCTATACCCGCGCACCCGGGAACCTCAGCATCAGCAGAGTTGGCAGCCGACTCTATAAGGTCTACAACTCCGCCGAACATCGAATTCTTTAATAGCGAAGTGGGAAACAGGTCTTTTATGGCTCGCATATCCTTGGATGTATCGCCGTCTCCTATATCACCATCTCCTTCTGATTGGGCATCTTCAATCTCTTTTAGTGCGTCCCTCAAATCGGCATTCTGTTGGCTGCAGCCGGGTTGAGGCTTCATATAGATTGTTTTAAGGCCGGTTATGTCCGATGCAAATGTAGTTTTGGGGAACTCAAATAGAGTATTAAACAAAAGTTGTAAGGAGTGTCGAAACTGGGGCATCTCTGTAAGGGGAGGCACGATCCCCTTTCCGCACCCCAAATCAAAACCATCCGGAAGAAGAGAATCAGGATCATTATAGGCGTTAATCAAATCGTCAAATAGCTGATCATCTACGGCGCTGGCTAGCAATGCTTCAACCGTACAGGGATCTAGGTCAGCCGGAGTTATAGGTTGCAAAGAAGCACAATATCCAGGCGAAAGAAGATTTCCAATACAAACAAAAAATCCTACCAAATCATCCTCATCGGCAAATATGGTTCGAAGAGTTTCTAGAGAGGGGGTAAACTCTATTAAATTCTTGAGCACCTGTAAAGCATTAGGGGAGGGCGCCCCATTAACAAGATTGCAAATTTCTCGTGGTGTCACATTGGCCGCCACTAATCCTAAAAACTCATCTCCTACCTCTTTCGCTATGCCGTACTCCAGATAGCACTGATTCATGCCTCCTTGTATACCACCCTCTTTAGTGGCCTCGGCTGGGTTGGGAAAGTTGTCTATAAGTTCGTTAAGAGGAATTCCGTGGGGATCCTCGTCCTCTTGGTGACAAAGCTCTAATAAAATAGCTCCAAGAGCTTCTAAGGTGCCGACAAGCGCGCTCATAAGACTCTCTAGAAGCGCCTTCTTGATTTCTGTGGTGATGGGGTGAGCGATACTAATCGTTGGCGGAATAGGTGGTAGTCGGATGGCCGGAAGCTTCAGCTTGGCGGGAGGTTTGCGAGGCTTAAATGGATCTACCCCTGGTATAGGGGGCATATCGGAGCGCGCTACTCCTGTTTGGTAGGCTAGGCACTCCAAGGCTGCCTCAATTAGGTGATTAATTCCATATTTATCGATGAAGCGCTGTACCATTTCGGCCTTATCGCTAAACTTTTGTATACCCTCAGCTATCTTTTTAATATCTTCGTTGTTTTTAATTTTTTCTGCTGCGGCCTCGGTCATTAAACACTCTCTGTTGGCCGGATTATTAATGTATTCTACCTCCTCCTCCAACTCTTTGAGTGTCATGATTACAGGATTGTTTTTGTCTTGCTTTTGAAGAAGCACGTTTGAGCACTTTTCTGTCCGTGGTCGACCAAAAAAGTTTACCGTGACACTAGGCACATATTTTTCAAGAAACTCGGTCCAAGCAACCGGCTTCTTTCTATGCGAATGAATGCTGCCAAGATTGTAAAGAAGCTCGTTTGTTCTTTTGTTATTGAGACCTCGCGAATCTTCTAAATAATAAATGACTCCTCGTGTAAGGATCTTTTCTTGGGCTCTATGGATAAGCGATATTCCTAAAATACGATATTCAGCATCAAAATTAATAACAATGTCATCATCTTCATCGGTCCTGTAGGGAAGCTTATTAAACTCAATAAAGTCCTTTACCTTTGAAATGGCAGTAAATAAGCGATTATATTCCTGCACAAAATCAATGCCCGGCTCAACGGAGCCATCAAAAAATTTATATTGTTTTTGATAATCCTTAAATAACGTCGCTATCTCTTGACCTCGCTGAAGGAATCTTCTTGTTGAGTATGTACGACTAAAAGCTGCCGTAGATGTAGACGGAGTAGCCACAAAGGGTGCATCCGCAACCCGGGACTCCTTCACCGAAATTAAAAGGCTCGGCTTTGTGTTGGGTCGCGGTACGAAGTAATGGGCCTCCTGGGTGATCTCTGTTGCTTGAATGGCCGGCTGTCTTCCATAAAAATTAAATATCTTCTGGACTGCTGCATCTACAATCGCCGATGTAAAGTAAGCCGACTCTTGCAGTTCCTTATCAAGGGTATCTCCGCGGACGTGAATTTTGATATCGTCGCCATCGCGCCAGGGCTTATTAACTTGCCGAGTGTACCATAGTTGTTCTATCTTGCTCATTGTTTCTTGCTCTGGTTAGTTAGTAGTATTGTAGGCGCTATTAATATAAGTGCTCATTACTGGAGAAAAACTACCGGCTGCCCAGAAACCCAGGCTCGCTTGGTGCGCTATAATAGATAGCTCAGTCTGGGCTGTTTCCATTATCAGTGATTTAACCACGCCGGGCATAGCATCGAATGCCGGAGTTGTGGAGGTACCGAAAAACTTAGTTATATGACTATGACTTGCCACGGCGCTATTGAACTCACGCTGATACATCAAAAAAGAATACAATATTTCTCTTAGCTTCTCAATTTCTCCTACAAGGCCGGCATCTTCACCGGCCTTAAAGTTGGCGCCCGGGCCTTCGCCCACAAACGCTTTTACTAGATTGTTTCCCAGAACTAGAGGCTGTTGGGCATCCTCTTCATTGCCCGCTATTAAATCGATCCCTCCGGTACCAATCACAACATAATCGCGAGAGTTGCGTACATCGGTTCCAGTTACCAACTTAATGCCTCCTCTCGCTATGATCCTTACTTCGTCGGCTTTTATCCCCACCGCAGAAGCAGCGGCTGGATTCCCGACGTTCCCGTCAACAAGTCCAAAATACTCATCAATATCAGATTTTTGACTCACATAGACTCGGGCCGCATCAACTCTAAAATTGGGATTAACTTTTATTGGCAATCCGGCTTTGTCTCGGTCCGCCACATAAGGGCCCATGCGGCCCGCAACGATATCTATAGCGCCACACTGTGTGGCTCCTCGGCCGCCATAACCATCAGTGAGGCCTCCGGGACGGTCAACAGTACAAACAACCGATGTATTTCTGGTTCCCTCCAATACTACGTCATCCGGGGCCCGGGCAAGCATTGGTATCGGCTCCATGGAGGGGCCACAGGCAATTCCGGACTGCAGCGCTTGGAACTCGGGGGTCTGATTTAAATACGCCTCAAGCGTTTGAGGATCAGCTTTGCTAAAATCCTGATTTGGCTGTTCTGAAATTCCCTTAACGCCAGACTCAAGTGGTTCGCCCATATTACACTATGCTCCTCAACTTTGCTGGTATTATTAAATCGAAATCTATTGCTTTTGCAAGTTTTCCGATAAGCGACTGTATTCGTATGTCTGACATAAAATAATGTACCCTTTTTTCTTTCATCTCTATGCCAGGGGATGCCGATTTAGTGGAGTACCTGATGCGGCGGCAGCCTGGGCGAACGCGGACATTTTGCTTTTCTGCAGGCTCTTGCCGAAATCAAAATGAACAGGATCGTAGTTTGTGGCAAAATGGCCGCCCCAACGTAGTCCTACTGACTCTCCAATGGCCACAACCCCGCTCGAATGCCAACGCTTTGCGGAGTGGCGGGTAGAGAGCGCGGTGGTTCCATCTGCAAGCACCGGGTTAAAGTCTATCGCCATTCCAAAATTATGATAACTCGTTCCCCTAGTTGGCGCAGGGCCGACTCTCCCTCCGGCTTCCCATTCAGCATGTAAGTGTTGCTGGTGTTCTGAGGATCTATATCCGCTATTCAAGTGAATCTGGATTTGTTTCTCCCATGCTTTAGAAATAAAAGCTTTAACATACGGCAGGAAATCCGGATGAAGCTCGCTGAAAATTTGGATATGTTGAGATTTATTTGGAATGCCGGCCGAATGATAACGCGCTGATTCTTCAATAACCTCGGCGTGGTTCATAGAGGGTGTGGCTGCACCACCGGTATAATGTTCTTGACCAGGCGCCGCAAACTGGCCTACGAGAGATTTTTTGGCTTCCCCCTGTTGAAGCAAAGGAAGTATATTTATCTCTAGAAATTTTTCCACCCGTCCTGTTAGATTAGACCGCATATCATATTTAACTTCTACTATGTCCCCAAGCTTCGGGGGACGCTCAGAGCCTTTAACCATTCCGCGAAAGGCCGGAAGATCTTCTATCTCCCATGGGAGCATCAGGGCCATTGATTCAAGGGTCGTCTGGCCGCGGCCGAGGGGTGTCTTGAGATCAAAGCACTTTAAACTAAAGGATTTCATTTCTTTTGGAAGCGCGTCTGCAGTCATCTTAGTGCGTGGGTCTAATGAAGAATACGGTGGAGCTTTATAAGGATCTATGCGCATCACTATTGCGTCTGTTGTCGACCCATCAGGGAGGGCATCTGGAATAAGTGATTCTTCAGTTCTCCTAGACGAGGTATCCATCCACCCGTCCAAGCGCGGATCATAATATGGCTGCGTGGAGTGTTCGCCGTAGGTGTCGCCTTTGGGATATCTCTTACAGAACTCCACAAAGTTGGTTTTCATTAGATCGAGAGGTGGCGGTGGCGCCACAGGCGGAATCTTAACTGCCATTTAATCACCCTCCTTATTCAACATATCATACAAGTCTTCCTTGTCTTCTTCGGATAAACCCACGCTGCCGTTCTGCTGTTTCTGGAGTAACACCGAGAGTTTAACCATTTGTTCATTGGAGCGTTGGAGATTTTCTATGTANTTGGCNGCTATGGAGCCCATCTCTTTTCGCGCATTATCCGACATCTTCATATCGTTCATCGTATCCACCAGAAGCGACTTAGCCAAAGCACGGTCCTCNCGGACATTGCGCGTCGCCTCTTGGATATATTCTTCTAGATTTCGCCTCTTTCCCATTTGTTTTTNAACACCTTGTATTTTTTGCGAAGTTTGTTTAGGTTGTTAACCACCTGTTTCGTATTAAGTCCGGTAATCTCCCGTAAGTATAAGTAAATAGCTTTTTTATTAAAAATTTCGATCTCGCCAGAGGACTCAAATATTATCTTTACTGCCTCCAGAACCTTTTTTTCGTTTTCCTTCAGCATGTCTGCATCCCACTCGGACAGTTCTTGAAAAAAGTTATTCCAAAACTCTTTCTCTTCCCTAAGCTGATCATAGTGCTTTTCTTTGGATATAATATCCTCATCGAGNTCGTTGATCATGTCCTCAATAAAGATTTCTCGCCTGGCTCGACGAGCATTATGTTTTACTTTATGAATAAACCAGTTTTTTGTTACTACACTAAAATAAGAAAACGCTTTCGACCCCTTGTTGGGATCGTACTTGTCCAGAATGGTAGTGAGCCACACCTTACAATCATCTCGAAGAGAATCAATATTGGGCAGAGACGTAAATCGATAAGTAAAAATTATCTTGTTTACCATCTCATTAAAGGCTGGTCGAATAAGAGTAATATAGAGCTCGGAGCGTCTTTTATTACAGGTTATATTTGCATATTCTACAATTGCATCTTCATGAATTTGTGTAAAATAATAGTTCTTACGCTTCTTCTTGCGGGTCGAAGTCGTTTTCTTCTCGGTCATTTATTATATCTTCCTCTAGTGCTTCTACGTCAGTTGTCAGCCCATATATTTCTTCAAATCTCTGTATCTCTTCGCGAACAAAAGAAGTCTTTTTCACCAACTCTTGAATAACTGGCTCTCCATAAAACATTTCCATATGATACAGAGATGCTGTAAACTCCTCAAACATGCGCAAAGCTACGTACAGATCCCCCAAGTTGTCAGAAGTATACAACAGCCTTGAGAGCACCTTGACAAGATACCATGCCAAAAATATGTTAATGACAACAGACGCTGCCAAACATAAGATCAAAACAGTCATCGCTGTTTATCCAAATCTGTACGTTGTTTTTTTAAGGCGTCGCGCGACTCTTCTATAAAATCTTCTGTGAGCTTACCCACCCTGTCAGCGGACTTCTTTTTTATTTCATAAGACGGAGTGGTCACAAGTCGGGTTAGGGCGCCCGTACTGGTGCACTCTTTGCATGTTTGCAAAGTCTCATTAATGCCGTGCATTGTTAAAAACTCGGCGCTGCAGCTGTTACACCTATAGGCGTAACGCGGCATTATTCTTCCTGCAACACGCCGTCAATAAATTCCTGCACGTTGTCTGTCTGAGTGTCCTCAAAGCTTACGACAGGAGGATTTTTTACAAAAAGCGCGTCGCTTATACCGTCTTCATTATGAGTGATGTCCACAAAAAAGTCCATGTCTTGAAGTAGAGGCATAATATCTGTTTCCTCCATAAGGCATTTTTGTAATGCCATCATTAAAGCGCCGGCGGCCTGGTTTGATAACTTCATCGAGCTCCTCCTTCTAACTTTTGCAATCTCTCGTGAATGTCGGTTAGGTGCTTTTCAAGATCGCGAAACTGAGCTCGAAACGCTTCCCTCAGCATCGTATCGACTAGCTCTCGAACCTCACCTTCTGTCATTTCTCTACGTTCTCTAGTTGTTGTTGCCATTTATATCTCCTTTCTGATTAAAATAAGCATCAGTATTTATTGATTTGTCATCAATATATAAATCGTAATGAGGTTTGCCCAGTAGCACATCGTGATGCTTGGCGCCCCATTGTATTAGTTGTTTTTTGGTCAAGTCGGTCCAGTCAATCTTTGTCTTGCTGCCGCGAGCGGTCCAATAAACAATCGTATTNCCTTCGTCATAAAGTTGGTTAATCTTGTCAATGTGCTCCCGAATCGGTACCGCGGCCGGATATTCTCGGGGGCCCTCGTATCGACATATCGTCTCATCTATATCAACATAAATTATCACTTATAATTCTCCAAAATATTAGTAGTTGAGTAATTTTTCATTCTATCAAAAAATAATATTTTTTTTACATATTCCGCGCCAACTATTTTTTTTTCTTCCCAATCTGTTCCAACTACCATTATATCAGGATTAATTTCTTTTATACAGTCCTCTAATTCCATCGGAGAGTCGAATATTCTTACCTCATCAATATATTGTAGACATTCTAATAAAAATTTTCGGTCCTCTTGGGTATTAACCGGCCGTTTGGGGCCCTTATCGTTTTTAACTTTTTTATCAGAATCGATCCCCACTATTAATTTGTCGCCCAAAGACCTTGCAAATTTAAAAAGTTCAGCGTGACCTCGATGAAGCACATCAAAACATCCGTTAGTCCAGACTATTTTCATTTTACAATACCAACGCCTCTTCTTTGGACCACTAAGGTGGCCGACTCATTGGCGAATTTGATTGATTCCTGCATGGAGCCGGTTTCAATATATTTAACCATTAAGGAGGCAATAAACGTATCGCCCGCCCCAGATAAGTCTTTTATTTGAACTTCAGGGACCGCGTAAATAACATTACTATAACGCGCGCCCCGGGGGCCCATCGTAACGATTAGTTTTTCCTCAAAGGCATCTGCCAAACGATCTTCGGAGCGCCTATACTCTGCTTGATTGATTTTAATATAAGAGACCTTCTCAGCCCAGGCGCCCAAGGTTTTTTTTGTGTCCAGAAAAGTCGTATCATGGTTGGAAGAAATATATTCTATATGCTCTTCCGATAAAAATCCTTTATTGTAGTCTGATATAGCCACGCCATCGTAATCTGTAAATCTAATTTTTTTAAGTTTTTCAAATGCGATGGACTCATACAAATCATCATTCTTATCCAGACGCATTAGCATCTGATTGGTTTTATAATCTATAAATCTAGTTTTTGTTATGTCTTTCCAGTTCTTGTTTGTACAAAGATCCGCTTCTGCTCCAAAGCTTGCAATGTTTTTTTGAACATTCAGCGCCATGCCACCATTTTCAACCGTCTTAAACGGATTAAAAACCGGCGCCGGCGCAGTTGGTTCTAAACGATCGCAATTGCCATAGACGAATATGTCCCTACAACTGTCGCCTATCACCAAGATTTTCATGTCAGCCTCTCACCGTGTCACAGATGAAGCTTATCTCGCGTGGGAGTAGTTCAGGGTAGTTTGGCAAAAAGAATCCCGTAGAGTGGACCCTGTCGCTCATGGGGGCCTTAAATTCGCCATACAGGTCAGCCCAGAATGGATGGCGCCCGAGATTGCCAGCGCTAAAGATTCTCGTCTCAATTCCATTCTCAACCAGTCTTTTAACAATTTCTTTTCTGTGTTCTGTGCTTTTAGCTAGCGCCCCGAACGAAATGGAAACTGGATTATTATCGCCCCAATCCTGAAATTCTACACACCCCTCTAGTTCTGCTGCATATTGCAGATGATTTCGATTTCTTTTTTTAGCAACCCACTCGGCGCGTTCAATTTGTTTTATACCCAAAAAGGCCTGCAGGTCGGTTGATCTTAAATTAAACCCGGGCATAAAAAAGGTAAAAGGTTTATGAAAATCGTCTACTTGATATCCCTTGATCATGGCCTCGTAAGCATTAGGATCAAGGTCCTTGCCCCATCCATGGCTCCGCAACATTAATAAAGTCTGTTGGAGTTCCCAATCATTTGTATTAACCATTCCTCCTTCAATCGTAGATAATTGATGTCCGAAATAAAAAGAAAACGAAGACATATCGCCAACTGTTCCAACCTTGGCTCCGTCAGCATAAGATGCGCCCAATGCTGCGCAAGCATCTTCCATTAAAAAGAAACCATATTTTTCTTTAAGCTGTAGGATCCTTTCTCTATGGTGCGGAACGCCAAGAACCTGAACAAAAATAACTGCGTCGGGATTCTCCTTTTTGCAGATCTTTTCTAGCTCGTCTAAGTCAATTCCGTAGGTTTTTTTGTCTGCTTCAACCATTATCGGCTCTAAACCAAATTGAATGGCGGGAGCAATGGTGGTCACCCAACCCACAGATGGGACGACTATTTTTTTGTTTTCTATTTTACCGGCCATCATCGCGGCATAGATCATCAACAGATTGGCGGAAGAACCAGAATTATTAAAAACAGCAAATCTAGT